CGCGCCCGAGTTGTCGTGAAGGAATTCTTCAAGCTCGTCGGCAGCGACGACGATCTTGATAAGTTTGGCGAGATCGAACGAATCCAGGTTCATGCCGCCCTTCGCCGCGGGTAGCAATGCGTGCAGAGATAGCGGCCGGTGTACCGGCGCCCGCACCGCTGGCATTTGCCCTTGCGCTTGTTGCGGATTTGAGCAAGGCGTTGGCGCGAGATTTTGATCCTGGGATTGTCAGGATGAGGGTAGAGGTAAACACCGTTGACGTTTGGCATAATGACCGCCGTCCGTCGTGAAGACCAGCGAAGTTGCCCGACACTACCGATGCCTGTCGCATTTTGTCAAGATGCTGAAACACCGCTTGACATCTTTTCGGAAGGTCCTATCTTGCGCACGTCAATCGTGTACCTATCGTGTAGGGCGCGGGGTTGTCGTGACCTCGCGCCCGTTTTCTTATGCCTGGCCCGGACTGCTACGTCTTCCATGGTCCCAACTGGAGCCTTCCAGCGTGGGTGTATCAGGGCGAACTCAGGTCCGTGCGTCCACACCGCTCCCTGACGCGGCTCATGCGGCAGGCCCTGGATAAACGCTTGTCGGAACTCGGCACCAGCAACGGCCAGGATTGGTTCATCACCAAGACAGCGCTCAAAGACAACGCAGACAGATTGGAAGAAGGACTCCTTCCCGAAGACGCGATTTCCTGGGTAAGCAATGTCGGCCGCGTCACGCTGACCGAACAGCCCAGGGACATGGAAGGCTTGTACGAGGAACTGGTCCGGGCAGGCTTCGCGAAAACAGTCCCCAAGGCGCAACTGCTCTACGGGATACTGTGCCAGCAGTTCCTTCACCGCATCGTCGTCGAGAACAAACCCGTGGATCTCGGGTTCGCCAAAATTCAGGCCACCCCATTGCGTTCAGATTTCATGAGGCTCTTTTCCGCGCATACAATGCGCCGCATCCTGTACGCATCTTCGAAGGAAAAGATCGTACGCCAGGCGCTCCGCGATGGGCGTCTCATGTTCCTTAACAAGACCAGGAAAATCGTTCTCTGGAACATTGCCGTGCGCCACAGTCACGCGTGGTGGCAGGGCATCCGAAAATCTGAACTGGCCTTGTTGGCCCGACAGGGCAGAGTCCATTACCTGCTCAACGTGAAGGATCGGTTGCGTGCCGCGGAACCCATTCTCTATGAGATTTTCACGGATTACATTGCGCAAGCGCATCGGCCGGCTCTTTACATTCCTGCGCGCACTGGCAAACGCGATCACAAGAAACGCTTCGTCAAACCGTCCCTCAGAGCGGTTAAAAGACTTTTTAGCCTCCGCAAGAAACCTCGCACTGTGGCTATTCCTGGGGAAACGGGCGCCACGTCACCTGTGGAGCAGCCGAATGCGATCGTGCATGAGGTGCCAGGTGTACAATCGCCGCTTGCAGACGTGTGGCACTCCGGGGGAGACGTGGACAAACCCGCTGACAAAGAACACTGAGCAGCTCGGCTGCTTGTGCTGGGCGCCGGCGAAAAGTTCGCTGAAGGATTCTGACTGCTGGCTATTCCAGAAAACGGGCGGTCAGGTGGAAGGGAGCGGGTGGAAGCCTGGCAAGAACGGTTCAGAGTTTGCGGGCTCCCACTTGGCGCGTAATCGCTTGCCCTGACCGACTTTTTGGCGCATAGAGGCGTCGTGTCCACGGTCAAAGACAAGCCAATCGTTCTAAAGGTCGAGGTGCCTGGCAGCGGGAAGCCACTCAACGGCGCCGAAGGAGACGAGGCCGCCGCAGAACTCGGGCTGGCCCGCGTTTCAAACAAGCTCGTCAAAACCATGGCCCGGCTGGGCGTTGACATTGAACTGGCCGGCATCGTTCACACCGACCGCGGGTTCGCCTTCGCCACGAAGGAAGGGCTGTGGGAATGCGCCGATGCGCTCAAAGGGAAAATCAACAAGACCGCCAAGCTGGAGGATCTTTGCGAAATCGCGACGGCCCTCGGGAAGATCGCCAAAGGGATCTCCGTCCTGTCCGGTAAAAACATCGGCGGCGAGGACGCCCCCAAACCGCCCGACAAACCGCGGCAGTCTTTCGTCCCAGGCCAGACGGTCGAATTTCATCAACACACCCACCTCCACAAATCATGAAAACCTACGAATTGCGCCGAAACAAGCAACGCAAGTGGTATTACCACGTCAAACGCAAAGGCCGCATCCTCTACCACAGCGAAGCCTACAGCTCATTCTCCAAGGCGCACAAATCCGTGATCGCCGACACCAGGGATCGCGCGTACAAGATCGTGAAAGAGGGCAAAGTGATCGGATGAGGTTGCTGGAGAAAATCAATCGCTTCCCGCCGCGTATCGTTCGGTTGATCGCCGCCGATCTCACGACGCGCCAGATCGCGCTGCGTTCCGGCATCCCGCGTTCGACCGTCCACCAGGTGTTTTTGAAGGATGACTGGAACCAGGTCACGAACGAAGTCACAGACCGGATCACCATGGCCTGTGGCGTCAACTTACTCACGCATAAGCGTCACAGGCAGAACCTGAAGAACCGGCTGCGATCGATTGGTAAGCTCGCCAAGAGGATCAAGCCGACCCAGCGGAAGATGTTGAACCGGTTGATGTCGGTCAAAGCCGCATAGACACGAGTCTTGGTTTCCCGTCTCCGACCGTTGGCTTGAACGCGGTCTCCGCAAGTTCCTGGCTGCCCTCCATCAACAGAATGTAGGTCAACGCATCCAGAATGTGCCGATGTGTCCCAGTCACTTCTCCGTCCTTGCCGGTCGCCGCGTTCTCGATGGCGGCAATGATACGCGGGCATTGGCTGCTGACGAAAAATCTCTTCTCCTTGATGAGCCGCCGCAAAATGCGCTGGCGCGTGCGCACTGAGCCCTTGGGCTTATGGACGCCCTGCATACGGATCTTGCCGTTTGTCGCTGCGAGCACCTCGAGGTAGTCGTACCCAAGCCCGGTCGTGCGATAGGTGTTGAGCGCCGTGTCGTCTGCGTAATGGGTCCAGCCGAACTTGCGTCCATAGACTTTCTGCAAATCGTCTTCCATCAGGCGCAGCATCTCGACGCCGAGGTCGGAAATCTTGATCCGCTCGTTGATGGATTCGATCTCCCGAAGGGCCACCCACACAGGCCATTCGATGTCGTCAATGGTCACGAAGCGCTTTTCGACTATGGCAAACCCGTGGTTCACTGAGCTACCCAGGTCTGAACCTGTGAACAGATCTGTCGTCGTCGGTGACAATTCGATGCTCTCGCCATTTTCCGGGTCCTCCTCGATGACGTGAATGTCGCGGCTGAACACGTCGGCGAAGATTCGGTTGGCGCCGCCGCTGCCGGCCACCCATTTGCCCTCGACGTCTCGCGCGTACTCGCCCGGGTCGCCTGAGTGCAGGGCCTTGCGATCCTCGATTTGATCCGTAGTCAGCCCCTCGTTGTCCTCGAGGAAAAATTCCATGAGACGAAGCGATTTCTCGAATTTTTCCCGGCAACGTTTGATCTCCTCGCCCTGCGCCCTGTTGTTGTCGGCGCCGGTCAGCGTCACGGCGGACCAGTCTCGCTTATACCAGAACTTGTATATCCACGATTCCTCGCCTTCGACGGCCGGGTTTGTATCCGCCAGCCACAGATGCTGCCACGGCTTCAGGTGCGGCATACGCAATTGTTCCCAGGAAACGGTGAAGATCCGCGGGTCCTTAAAGTTGCCCAGCTCGATCAGCCGGATCCCGCTCCAAAATGAATCCTTGAGCTTGGTCTCGATCTCGCAGTCATGTTCAACGGACAGAATGCGTATCTCGCTTTCCCCGCCCCACGCGTTGCTAAACCGACAAAACGGCGTGCGCGTCCGACCGTCAGTCTTGAACCCCGGGATCCCGTCGCCGTCGCGCGTCGTGTATTCGAACCCGATGCCGGCATCGATCCACCGCGGCAGCACGTATTCCGTGAGCCGTTGTTGCGTCCCTGAGTCCGTGGTGTTGCGCAGTGTCTTGTTGATGATGGCAAACCGGCCATTTGGTGTCTCCCAGAGGTGGCGGATCATCCTGTCGTCGCACCCAAAGCTCTTGGCGCTGTAACGCGGCCCGCTCACCAGGACTGCCGTTGGCGAGTTCGGGTGGTTTTTGCCGGCGTCCTGCTCTGTCCCGATGTTGAACAGGATTCGCTGCTTTGTGTAGAGCCAGTCCGGGCTCCATGGCTGTGACATGCCGGAAATCTGCCTTGCCATCGGTGCCGTGGCGAGCCTACGTTGGCGACCATGAACGCACTCGTGATTTCCCAAGAGACTCTGGACGACCAACTGCCCCAATGCAAAGACGGTGAGACGGGCGATTTCACGATAAAAGGCGGCACGCTCACAATGGTCCCGGGCGTCGGCGCCGTCGTGTCTGGCGATAACATCACCAAATCCGGCTACGAGAACGAGGGCGGCGCCGAGACCGAGGCCGAAGGAGGCATCGAGGAACCCAAGATGTCGCCGGCGGCGATGGCGGTCGTGGGGCGCAAAGGCGCAGTCGTGGCACGCAGGGGCTACTGAACGATTCCATGATCGATGTCCGGATCCTAAAGAAACACGGCTGTTCCGCGGAGGCGTGGAGAAAAATCTTCGAAGGGCGTATTCGCGAGCGCCCGCAGCGAAAGAACGGCATCGTCGAGAAAACTGCCGCGCAAAAGGACAAGATTGACGCCCTGATGGAGCGTATCTGGGATCGAATTGTTTGCGGCCGGGACTGGAATTTCGCCAACTTCACCACGATCCACGCGATGGACCTGATCTGGGACGCCCCGTTCCGGCAGGTGAGTCCGACGCTGATTTCGTCCGTGTGCGCCAAGCACGGGAAGAACACTGAGGAGGTAAAGAGCGCCCTCAAGGGGCTGGGGTTGGATCTTGATTCGGTGCTCGTGCCGACAGACAAGCGCGACCCGAAGACGGGCGAATTGATCCAGGCCGTCAACGTCCCGAGCTTCTTTTCCGTCATGGTCCCGCTGGCGCGCGCCATGGCAACGTCCCGCCGGGCGCGCATGATCAACGATCGGAACCGAGATCCGTTCTTCGAATTCAAGGCGGCCACTCAGAGCAAGCTGAACCGCGTGCGTTGCGAGGTGCTCACCAGCCGCATCCAGGAGACGTCCAAGGCGTACGACTATCTCGGCATCGTCAACCAGGCCGTGCTCCAGATGTTCCTTTACCCGACGGGCTGCCTGCTGTTCACGAAGGAGGAATATGATTCCTGCGAGCAAATGCGGCTCGACAAGGACGGCAAGGAGGAGAAATACATCGTCCGCGAGGGCCTCCGCTACCACACGCCGCACCCGGCCCGGACGTATTGCGACATGGCGCACCCGATGCGCACGTTCAACACGGACACGGGTTGCGAGTTTGCCGGCCACTGGCAGGTCCTTCGCTATGGCGATATTTACGACAACGACGGGTTTTACAACAAGGACAAGATCAACATCGGCGGGCTGGGCTGGTTCAATTCATTCCCGTCCTTCTGGCAAACCGTCTACACGGGCTGCGCGCTGAAGATTCCAAGCGTCGATTTCACGGGGAAACCCGAGGATCGCGAGGAGTTCATCTCGAATTCGTTCTATAGCGGCGACATGCGCGATCATTCCGTGATGCTGTGCGAGCACCGCGAGAAACTGATCCCGAAGGATTGGGGGCTTGGCGATTACCAGTACCCGATCTGGTGCCGATTCGTCGTGGCCGGCGACGGAACGATCGTTTACGCGGCGCCCATGGGCTACACGCCCGTGTGCGTGTTCAAGGACAACGGCGACGACAAGCGCGTGGCTGATGCCTCGCTGGTGCTGCAGCTCGCTCCCTATCAGGACCAGCTCTCCAACCTGTTCACCCAGTTCCTGCTGGCTGTGAAACAGAATCTGGCGAATTTCACGATGGTGGACGGGGCCATCGTCGACGACGCGACGATCAAGAAGCTCACCAACGACGGGGAAACCTATTTACGCGGGCTGAACATTTTCCGTTACGACAGCAAGACCTTGTTCCGATTGCAGACCGACGCGCGGCAGGCCGTGATCTCACATCGTTTCGCGCCGATGGATATAAATGGCATTGTTTTGGCAATGAAATTGACCATCGACATGGCCGAGCGCGTGTTGCAGTTCAGCGCCCAGGAAGTCGCCCAGGCGGCGAGCCACGAGCAGACCAAGGCCGAAATCGATCACGTTGCCGCCTCGACAACGAACATCGTTGAATACACCGGGATCCCGCTCGACGCCGGCATGAACGCGATGGCGCATCAGAATTACGAGGCGCTGATGAACTACGGCCAGGATGAGTTTTACGCGCAGATCCCCAGCGACCACGAACTGACCGAGGAACAGCTCACGGCTCTGGGCATCACCCAGGACGAGGACGACAAGGAAGAGACGCGCGACAAAAAGGTCCGCGTGAAGATCAAAAAGAAATCGGCGATGCAATTGGACAGCTTCGCCACCGTGCCACCGACCAACAAGCGGCAGACCAACTGGGAAGCTGCCCAGGCGATTTCGCAGTTCTACGCGACAATCCTCAACAATCCGGTCGTGCAGATGGCGCTCGGCCCGAAGCAAATGGTCGAGATCGCCAATCAAATTGCCAAACTGGCCGGGTTACACTTGGACGCCGACCTGCGCGATATGACTGCCGAGAACCAGAAGAAACAGGCCAACGACCTGCTCAAGCAGGCTGTCGATGCCGTTTTGGGCATTGTCCGAACCGAAACCAAGCAGGGTTTGGAGGTGATCATGTCCGAGATAAAAGACGTGACAATGAAGGTCGACGCGCTTACCAAGGCGTTCGCACAGCATGTTGCTTCAACTTCAAACCCGCTCGCTGGACCCGACGGAGGCGGCATCCCTCCAGTCATGGCTCCAGTCGCCCCAGTCGCTCCTGTTCCGGCAGTTGCTCCAAACCCAATGCTTGCTGGCGCAGTTTGAGGCAGGCCAGGAGGCCACGAAGTGCGCCAACCTGCCGGCCGAGGTCATGGCCGCGGCGCTCAAGGAACACGTCGAGGCGGCGGATCGATTTGAGCGGATGCTCGACTACATGGATTCGCTGAAGTCCGGAAAGGTCGAGCCGAAGCTTTTGGTCAACGCAACCCCTGAATCCCTACCGACATGAAACCGCATCAGGAACGAGTAATCGAAGAAAAGGCACAACTGGACGAAAGACTCGCAAAGCTCAACGAGTTTGGGCGCGGGACCATCTTTCCGAATTTACCCGCAGCCGAACAGGAGCGACTTCAGCGCCAGTCCAAAATCATGGACCAGTATTCGGTCGTGCTCGGTGAGCGCATCGCCGCTTTTACGCCATGAGCAAAATCACCGTCATCCACCATTCCGCCGATTTTGACGGACTATTCTGCCGCGAGATAGCGCGCAAGTTTCTGCCGGATGCAGAACTGATTGGTTGGGATTTTAGGGACGAGCCGATCAACCCGTTCAAAATCGGTGAGATTCTTTACGTGATGGATCTCCCGCTGGATCGACCGTTCGGATTCAAGTTTGAAGAGCTGATAAAAGATCCAGCAGATTACATCGGCAAAAACAGAATTGGAAACGCAGAGCAGATCATCTGGATCGATCATCACAAATCATCCATCGAATCACACCCAGAGGATATCGACGGCATTAGGATTGACGGCGTGGCGGCGTGCCGATTGGCGTGGCAGTGGTTTGCGAAC